ATTTTTATATGCAGGTGTAAATTGATAGTTGGGTACAGTAAATGTAAAGAATTGATTAAGTTCTCTTGCTAAAGCCCTTTCACAATCTATCTTAATATAAACAGAATCCATTTGTGTTATTATTAAATCGGTCATATACCTTGAGTAAATTTCATCCAATCTATTGCAGACCTGATATACCATTGTCTATTATTGATAATTTTAATTACACCTTCTAGATATTTTACCTTTTCTGTTTGCAAAGTCCCCCGATGAGACAATTTAATCATATCTTCATCTGCATATAGAAATTTTTCTATATCCGTTTTAAGAATATTTAAATCAAATGGTTGCCAGTTTTTCTCATCTAATTCTTCTTGACTCATTTTTCCTGTATAGTAGAGCCACTTATCACGATACATTATTTTTAAATCACCTTCAAGTTTCTCCATTATGAGTTTCTCGTCCGTGAACATGATTAAATATTTATTATGAATTTGTGGGGTAATTAGGGATGCTTTATCCAGTTCGGTTTCATCTATCTTCAAATCTTTTGAAGCCATATTTCTAATTTCATTTAAAGTCATAATATGATTATATCAAAAAATCAAGAAAAGTCAATTTTAAACTGTTTCTATTTCATAATTTGTAAAAGAGAAGGTTGCGGTCGCTATCACGCCTTCCGTCTCTACCGCAGTAGAATCAAAATCAATACCACTCAATGATGTAGGAAATGCTCCCCTAATTTTAACAATAAGATTTGGTTTGAATGCACTGTTTGTTATTACAATTCTGGCATCAGAAAATCTATCTTCATATGGTATTGTTTCTTTAATTTCATCATGAACACCAATAGACCGCATCCAATTATATACTTCAAGCCAATTTAACATATTTTCGTCTACCAAGAAAGAAACGGTTAAATCTTCGTGTTCATATTTTCCACCAGGAACTTTAACCGTTAATCCCGTTTGTGTTGGTAATTCTGCTCTGGTAAATGTAAGTGCCGGTAAGTTTACCCTTTGACAAAAGTATGTTACGGTCGGAAGACGAGTAAACTCAAATCTGAAATAAGTATTAGCCAGATAATTGCTTGTATCTGGTTGTCTAGAATTATCAACATATGTGATGTCTGGAATACCAGCACTCGCACCTGTATAACCTGCCATAAAAGATTCTCCTTATGATATGTATAAAAGAAAGAGGGAGTCCCGGGACTCCCTCTTTTTAGAACACTAATTAACGGTTATGGATTAACCACCACCACCAGGTCCTTGTCCAGTATTACCGTGTAGATTAGATATGGCCATTAATCGATAATATTGATTATCACCAGAACCTAATGCACTAGCGGCACTCGCACCATTTTTGAATGGGTTTGCAACCATTCCGTAACGAGTTTTAAACCCGATTTTTGGTTGGAATGTGTTTTCACCAACCGCACGAACCATTTGTAGCGGAACATACGGACAGTAGAACAACCCAGCATCATATGGATTACTACCACGATACCCTACAACAGCAAAGTTTACATTTGAAGCGGCATATGGGTCGATGTATACTTTCATCTTACCATTAAGCGTACCAACAAAAGTATTACCTGTGTCATCGACATCAAGGCTATTGTTGAGTGCAGGTGAGATGTTTAGGAATCCACCCATTGCAAGAGCAGAAGCAACATCTGAAGAGCAGATAACAAAGTTACCTTTACCTCGTCTTGTTTCTTTCGCGATTGTGTTTGCTTCTCGTTCTAGTTGGAACATCAAACCACGGAATCGTTCAGCACTCCATCGTCCATCAGAGTCTTGATTTAGGTTATAAGTACCACCAGATGTAAGGTCACTCTGTTGTGCCCCGGTAATTGCATCGGCATAGATGGTACGCATAACTTCACGGTTGATTTCTGCAAGAATTTCCGCACTAAGAATATTAGCGAGTTCGGTTTCTGCATCTAGACCATGAACTGCTTTCAAGTCTTGAGCGAGTTCAGTTGTGTATTCTGCTTTCAACGCACGAGTTTTTGCTTCCACAGCGACTCGTTCAATAGTGAATGCCATTTCTTTGAATGTCATGGAATCTCCAAGACCTTCAGCAGAAGCAGTCAAAATTGCACGGAAGCCCGTTAGGGAAGGTGAACCTGTTGGGTCGATACCAGAAGTTGCGGTTTGTGCGGCACCAGTTGAAGTGTTACCCGTACCAGAGAATTTTGAATATGCTTCTTGGTAAAGTGCTTCTTGCCCCGATTGACTGTCGTATTTTGCTCGCATTGCAAAGATAAGACCAGTTGGTGCAGACATTGGTTGAACACCTGCGATGTCATATGCGACTAGGTTGGGCATTGCGCGACGAACAAGACTAATAAGAACAGGGTCATAACCTGCTAGATTACCAGTTGCACTTGAAGCCGCACTTACGGAAAAACCACCACCCATTGCGTTGCCGGGTGTGGCTTCAGTCAATGCTTGTTCTCGCATTGCGTTTTCTTGGTTTTCCAAAAGACAAGCAGTTACTTTTGATTTGTAACTGTCCTGAATCTGTGGAAGGTCAGAATGAGTGAGAACAGGTTCCCACTTTTCTGTTAATTGGTCAAAAGATTGTGACATTTATTTTCTCCTTAATATGAGTTAAAAATCTAATTTATTAGATTTTATTTGCCTTTGATATTCGTGAAATAGCATCCATATAACCACCCATTGGTGATTCAGGATTTACAGTTTGTTGTGGGGCTTCATCAGTTTCGTATTCTTCTGTGATAAACCCACTATCGTTAAAGTAACTTTCTCTTAAAATAGAAAGTTTTTGTTTATATTGTTCAATATCTTCAAAATCAATACCTTCTGCAAGAACTTGAAGTTTTTCTACTTCTGTATCCGCAAGACCTGATGTTGATTCCGAAAAGACATTTTCGCATTGATATGATTCAATTTCTTTATTAAGACGAATATTCTTTTCAATTTCTTGGTTGAGTTTACCTTCTAGTTCTTCATTTGATTCAAACAAACCATCGAGAAGGTCAAATTTTGAATCTGGAACATTGATGTAATTATTTTCAAAGAGGTCTTTAAGACCACTGATAAAGTTTTCACTTATTTCATTCTTAATTCCTCTTTCAACCGCAAGTTCGTTATCTTTCATCCATTCTTCTACAACATAGTTGAGATAATCATCTAGTTTTTCAGAAAGGTCTTTAAGAATTTCTTGTGTTGTTGCTTCAAGTGCATTTTCGTATTCTTCTTGCAATGATTCTGAAATTACATTAACTCGTTCGTTAATTGCTGATTCAAAAATAATTGCGGTTTTATTCATAAAATCTTCGCTTAAGTCTTCACCATTAAAAATTGCTTCGAGGTGTTCGGTAGCAGGTACAACTGCTTTACCTTCATCACCTTTTGATTTACCTTCAATACTTTTCTTATTCTTCTTATCTTTACCAGAAGTTTTATCTTCTACTTCTTGTTCGCCTGATGTTCCTCGAACAAGTTCACCACCATCACCTTTACCAGTAACATCATAAACATCAGGTTTTTTCTCGGTGAGTACATCTGTATTTACTTGATAATTATCCATATCCTGTTTCCTTGAATAGTTCGTTGAAATGAAGTCAGCAACAGAGGATTCCTCGTTTACTTCTACTGAATCTTCAATTAGATTTTCTCGTTCCATTTGACTGGCTCCTTTACATTCTTTTTATATATAATAATTAAAGTTTTGAAAGAAATTTCTTAAAAATATCTATGGTTTTTTCTTCCAAATGTTTCGTTGAGGTTTTCTGGAGTTCACAACACATCTTATGAATATCTGTTTCTTTAAGAATGCCATTATCCCAAACCCACTCTTTCCCCTCCATGATACCATTTACAAATGCATCTGGAGCAGATGGGTCTGCTACAATATCTACTGCGGAAAGCATAAAATCGTTTTGAACTTCGTTGATACCCGTATCCAATTTTTTTAATGACCCCATACCTCTTGAAGAAACACCTAAACTGGCACCTTCTGCCATAAGATTTCTTACAATTTTACCCATAGGGGTTTCCATAATCTTTGCTTTACCATATACATTATTACCATCTTCTTTAAGTTCTTTAATAATATGAGATACGCGGTCAAGATTTACAGTAGGACCTTGTGGATGATTAAGTTCACCTAACGCACGGTTTTTAAGTACATGGTGGTCATTATATCTCTTAACTTCTTTCATCAAAATTCCACGAGGATATACTCTACCATTTCTATTTCTCTTTTCTGATTGCATAAAAATACCATCGATATAGAAAGTATTTTTACCAGTTGCCTCATCAAGTTCGGTAATAAATTGAACTTCTTCTGTTACTTCTGTAATTAGTTTCATTTTTTGTCCTGTTCTTTACCTTCTTCTTTTTTCATTCTGTGGTAGTTTGCTCTAACTTTATCTTTTTCTTCATCAGATAGTCTCATATATCTGTCTTTATCCATACCATAAAGAACTTCTTTATCGGAATCATAATCCTGTTCAGTATCTTCATTTGCCCTGCGAGGAACAAAGCTGGTTCCGTCTCTTCCTCCCAATGCACCAGCCGCTCCTCTAACCGCACCACCCAATGCTTTTTTAGCCATTCCACCAACTGCTTTTAATGCTCTACCCCCAACTTTCTTCAGAAGTCTACCACCGATTGCCCTTGCGGCTGTCATTGCTAGTGGAATAAGAGGAAGAAATTCGTCAAGTCGTTCTATTTCTTCTTTTAAAAAATCTTCTGCGGCTGATTTAGAATTAAATTCTTTGATAACTTTATCATCATCATTATAGACACACCATGTTCCGTTTGGTTTTTCTTTGATGTAACCCTCATTCTGTATTTCATCATCATCGATTTCTTTTCGCCGAACTTTTCTTCGATTCTTTAAATATTCATCAGATTCATCGGAATCACCGTCATTATCAATATCGCTGTCTTCGTCACCCACAGGGTCTAATTTTTTAAGTTTTCTTTCTGAAAGAGACATGGCCATCTTTTCATAAAGCAACTGTTCTAAAGAATCCTTTGCTTTTGACAGGTCTGTTTTATTTATTTCATGAACTATTTTTTCTGATGACATTAGTATTTCCTTTTATCCTACTTTATGTAGTGCCCTTTTAGAAAAATCCGACATTCGATTAAAAGATTCTGAAGATTCTGCTAATTGGTGCCTCATTTTAATTTGATTATCTCTTATAAGTTTATCATGAATCTTAATAATATTCCTTGCTTCAGTCAAAGTGATTGTTTTATAATCTCCATTTTCAAATATGAAATTGATATTATTTTCACCAATGACTACTTCTTGTAAAGTATTTATAATATTTCTAGATTCATTCATTATGGCGCCCATATCCTTTGCAATAAAGTACAACAATTCTTCCATATCTGAATCTGCTAGGTCTTTAACATGAACAGAATTTTCTTTAACCGTTAAACTCTTTTTTGGAATTCCAGCTTTTAATGCTGACTGTACCAAACCTCTTGCATCTATATTGTTCTCAAATCTGTATTCATCAAGTCCAACACGACCATACCCTTCAACAACAACTGATTCATTTGTATCATTATTGATATCAATATCATCGCCTAAAATATCCTGTGAGATTTCGATTTGTTTATCCTGTAATTTATCATCAACCATATTTTTTATAGAATCATCAAACGATGAACGAAATATATTGATATTATCGTCCAAAAGTGCTTTTAACATATCTTGTGTAGTTTCCATTAATATTCTTCCATTTCTTGTTCTTGTTCTTGTTCCATACCCATATTTTCTTCGGCTGATTTTTCCTCTGAAATTTGAGAATCAATCATTTTAATTTCTTCTTCAGTTTGGTTAAGTATATTTTTCCTTACCCAACTTGTCGAATAATATCTACCTATATATTCATCTACCGTACTTAACAAATCTAATCGTTCTTTCATGATTTCTGTTTGCTTTAATTCAGAAAAATATGAATCTTCATGCCATTTAAATGAAATGTCTTGATATACTTGTTTCCAATCTTCTTCGGTTATAATTCCCTTTAAAAATAATTGGGTTTTAAGAAGTTGAAGAAATAAATCACTAAATCTAGTTCTTAATCGTTCAATAAATTTATAAAATTTGACTTCATCTCTCGTAATCTCAGCAGAACGACCCATATTGAATCCATTGTCTGCTTCCATTCTACTGACAGGAACATTTAAAGAACGATAAACTTTCTTTAGAAGATATTCAACATCTTCCATTTCACCAAGATTTTGTCCACCATCAAGGGTAGAAATCTCAGTTCCTCGTCCACCTTCTCTTCGTGGTAGCCAATAATCTTCTAACATATGAAGGTGGTTTCTATCGTCTCTCATTTCTCCAGTGTTAGCATCATATACCATTTTATTTCTATATCTGTTCATCAAACTTTTGATATATTGTTCTGCTTTTTGTTTTGGTAAATTACCAACATCAATATAAAAGAGTCTTCTTTCTGGCGCACGAGATATACGGTAAATGACCACTGCATCTTCAATTTGACGAAGCATATTAATTGGACGAATTGCTTTTTGTAAATATCCAACTACTCGTTTAGTTGCAGAGTCTATAACACCAGAGTGTGTATAAAGAATTGAATCTTTTTGAATTTTAAGACCACTCGATGTAGTTTGATATGCTGAATTTTTATCTATATTTGTATATATATAAAATTCTTCTACTTTTTTGACCACTGGAATTTGAGCATTCCCTTGTCTTTCATTACCCTTTTCTATTTTTTTAATTTTCTTAATCTTTACTGGGTCAATTGGGCGGAGTTCTTGTATTCCACGATGGGGTTTTTCATTATCAATCACAATATGATAAAATAATTTACTATCAATATACCATCTTCGGTATATGTCATATGCTTTATTTTTAAAATTAAGTAATTTTATAACATTATTATATTCTAATTCTATTTTATTTTTAATATTTTCGGATAGTTCTACATTTTCTAATTCAATATATACTGGTTTTTTATCCGTTCCTAATATTATCGAATCATTAACAATATCCTCTACAGCATTATCTACTTCTGGATACATTGCCATGGAACGGTATCTATTGATAAGGGTATTCTCATCTCGCATCGAACCTGCGAAATCAATGTGTGTCCCTAAAATTCCACCTGCTTCAACTGTAAAAGCACCATCATAATTATCAGGTGCAACAAACGACTTGACCGATTTTTTGTCGGTCATTTCATCTGGTTTTTTTTCTATTCTAAATCCGAACAAGTCTAGTGGCATAATATATTTTCTCCTTCACTCTATTTATGTGTCCGCAACTTGGTCGGTGATATCACCACCACCTTTGGTTGATTTTTCTGTCCAGAAATCATACGCTAAATTAACACTAAATTCGGTTATGGAATCCGCAGTATCATACGACAAATCTACAGCAGCGACTTCAATGGGCCAACAATTGTGTAGTTCTATTGTTCTAATTTTCTTATCATCTTTTTGACTTAGCATGGACACTTGCCATTTTGTTGCTAAATTTGACACATTAGGGTCTGTAGTTATATTTCCAACATGGGAATTTATTGCGTTTGACCAACTCACAAATTCGCTTCGTAAGTCCGTCATACCAACACCACCTTTACCTTTTATCGATGTGTCAGCATCGTCAATTATGGTAATTGCCCATTCAGCAAACATTCTATCTCCAG